ACCGGAACATTTTTAAAAACATAGTCACCGTATCCGTTTAGTTTAACTACTGGCGGTGGTGCTCCTTGATTTGAACTTTGACCGTAAAACATTTTTGTTACAGATCTTAAGTAATGTAAGCATCCTAACCAATATGCTCCTTCTAATGAGTTTTGAGCATAAAATTGACCAGTTAGTGTCATTGCGTCCACACTTGAATTCTCATAAGCATAGAACGGATAATTACTATGTACCGGGGTTAATGCATTGTAGTTTGCACTATGTTGCATAATAATAGTTGGAGTATATGGAAAGCATAAGCCTCCAGTTTTCTTCAACTGTCCAATTAACGGACTCTCGTTATAAGACTGAATATTAGGAATACTTAATTTGACACGCCAATCTTTTCCCGCTGGATCTGTTGCCCAACTTGCTTCTGCTAGTTTAAGTTCGCTAGGTTCACCGTCAGAAGGTATAGTGCGTGATCTAATTGATTTCATAAACCCTTTAGCACCTTCCTGGAAATCAGCGATTCCATCTTTAATGATGCGTTCAGCGGTATCTAAAAGTCCGCCGGCTTCAGGTTTTTTAAATTCGTCAAATATCATAATTGGTAATCCTCGTTATAAGTATTTATTGACTTTTTTATCAGAGTAGTTTATAATAAGGAATAAAATTGGAGAAATATCTTGAGAAAAGTAAATTATTTAAACAACAAAGACATATTGAAAGAGATTCATAAGTCTAAGGCGTCTTTTAGCAGTTTTACTGACGACGAGTATGCACAATATGACATTATCCTGCCTAGTTTGGATAAAATTAATGTTCGTACTATTGCTGAAGCAAAACGTAACAAAGCAAAGCGCCTAGGTGATGCAGATTATGCCGCACGTAAACTAGCAGGTGAAAAAGTTAAACAAGCAGAATGTGAAGTAGATTATAAAAAAATTACCAAAGAAGAACTAATCTTTAGAATTATGACATTTGATCATATTCCTGAGGAAAAAGGTCGTAAGAAAAATCCAAAGACTGTAGCAGATACAAAAGTTAAATTAAATTTTCCTCCGTACCAACACTTTAAGTTTGACGATAAGGATAATTTGATTTGCGTCGGTAAGAGTCATTGGACAGGTGGTATGGAAAACGGCAACTTTACACTTAGAGGCGGTACAGCAACAGAAAAACTAGCACGTATGTGGATGAAACTATGTGATCGTTATGCTACTCGTGGTAATGTTCGTGGATATACGTATAATGACGAGATGCGCGGACAAGCCATACTACAACTAGCACAAATTGGACTACAGTTTGACGAATCAAAATCTGATAATCCTTTTGCTTATTATACTGCCGCAGTTACAAACTCGTTTGTACGTGTTATCAACATTGAAAAACGCAATCAAAACATTAGAGATGATATCCTTGAAATGAATGATATGTCTCCAAGTTATACTAGACAGATGCAAGGCGAATTTGAACGTCAAGAAGCAGATGCTCAAAGAAGATTAAAAGAAGAACAAGAAAAATAAAATAGTTGACTTTTACATAAAGGTAGTGTATTATTGTATAGTAACCTGGAGAAAATATAGTGTTTAAAAAAGCGGCAGTGTTTACTGATATCCATTTTGGATTAAAATCTAACTCTAAAACGCACAACGAAGACTGTGAATCATTTGTTGATTGGTATATTGAACAAGCAAAATTAAATGGATGTGAAACAGGCATCTTTATGGGCGACTGGCACCATAACAGAAACAGTTTAAATATTATTACGATGGACCATTCGATACGTTCATTGGAAAAACTAGGAAAAGCATTTGATCAATTCTTTTACTTTCCCGGTAATCACGATTTATACTATAAAGATAAACGGGATATCCATTCTGTAGAATTTGCTAATCACATTGACGGTATTACTGTTGTTAATAAAATGACAACAATTGGTGATAGTACAATGGTCCCTTGGCTAGTAGGCGAAGAATGGAAACAAATTCCTAAAGTTAAAAGCAAATATATGTTTGGGCATTTTGAACTTCCAAACTTTTATATGAATGCTATGGTAAAAATGCCTGAAACAGGCGAACTTCAAGCAGAACATTTTAAACATCAAGAATATGTATTCTCAGGACATTTTCATAAACGTCAAACATTAGGAAATATTACATATATTGGTAATGCGTTTCCGCACAACTATGCTGATGCTTGGGATGATAAACGCGGTATGATGATTTTAGAACATGGTGGCGAACCACAGTATATTGATTGGCCGCAATGTCCTAAGTATAGAACTGTAAAATTATCGCAACTTATTGATCAAAAAGATACACTTATTAAACCCAATATGTATCTAAGAGTAACACTAGATATTCCAATTAGTTACGAAGAAGCAAGTTTCATTAAAGAAGAATTTATGAAGAATTTCGAGTGTAGAGAAATTACATTAATTCCTAGTACACAAGATGACGAAATAAATTCAGATATTGATATTACAAAGTTTGAAAGTATTGATCAAATTGTATCACAAGAGATTGAAGCAATTGAATCGGAAAATTACAACAAACAAAAACTACTAGACATTTACAATGAGTTATAAAATATGATTTTGTTAAAAGATTTAACTGTTAAAAACTTTATGAGTGTGGGCAATCAGACCCAGGCTGTAGATTTTAGTAACAGACAACTTACATTAGTACTAGGCGAGAACTTAGACCAAGGTGGTGACGACAGTGGTTCACGAAATGGTACAGGTAAGACTACTATTGCTAACGCATTAAGTTATGCTTTGTATGGACAAGCATTAACAAATATCAAACTTAATAACTTAATTAACAAAACAAATTCTAAAGGTATGTTAGTTACACTAGAATTTGAAAAAGACGGAACACAATATAGAATTGAGCGTGGACGCAGTCCTAATCTACTAAAGTTCTACATTGATGATAACGAACAAGAGATGACTGATGAGTCACAAGGCGACAGTCGACGAACACAAGACGAAATTAATACATTATTACACATGAGCCATGATATGTTTAAGCATATTGTTGCTCTTAATACGTACACTGAACCTTTTTTAGCAATGAAATCAAACGATCAACGTGCTATTATTGAACAGTTGTTAGGTATTACTATTCTAACTGAAAAAGCCGAAGAACTAAAAATAAAACAAAAAGAAGTTCGAGATGCTATTACAGATGAAACTGCTCGTATTAATGCAGTACAAACAAGCAATGAGAAAATTGCAGAAACTATTGAAAGTTTAAAAGTTAAATCAAGTGCTTGGCGTCAATCAAATGCTAAAGATTGTGACCGTTTACAAAAAGGCATTGATGAATTAGAACATTTAGACATTGAAAAAGAACTCGAAGCACACGAGTTATTGGCTAATTGGTCTGAAAACGATAAGCAAAAAACTAATTTTGAAAAAGAACGTTCTACACTTGAAAGTGCATTAACTCAAACCGACAAACAAATTACAAAGTATACAAAAGACTTAGAAAATCTTGTTAATGCGAAGTGTCACAGTTGTGGTCAAGAACTACACGAAGAAAAGAAACATCAAATTGAATTACAACTCCAAGAAGAGTATGGCGAAACAATGACATACTTAATGGAGATTAATGACAAGTATATTAAGGTGCAATCTAAATTAGATGAAATAGGTGATCTAGATGCAAAACCTAACACATTTTATGAAACAGCCAAAGAAGCATACGAGCATCGAAGTAATGTTGATAATTTAAAACGAGCATTAGAGTCTAAAGAAACAGAAAACGATCCATATGTTGATCAAATTGAAGAATTACAACAAACTGCTATTCAAGAAGTTTCATGGGACACTATTAACGAATTAACAAGTCTTAAAGAACATCAAGAATTTTTATACAAACTATTAACAAATAAAGATTCGTTTATTCGTAAAAAGATTATTGAACAAAATCTTGCATATCTAAACAACAGATTAACATATTATTTAGATCGTATCGGATTACCGCATCAAGTAGTATTCCAAAACGATTTGAATGTTGAGATTACACAACTCGGACAAGACTTAGACTTTGATAACTTGTCAAGAGGTGAACGCAATAGACTTATCTTAGGACTAAGTTTTGCATTCCGTGATGTTTGGGAAAGTTTATATCAAAATGTTAACTTATTATTCGTTGACGAGTTAATTGATAGTGGTATGGACACTGCTGGTGTTGAAAGCAGTCTTGCTATTCTTAAGAAAATGGGTAGAGAACGTAAGAAGAATATCTATTTGATTTCACATAAAGACGAACTACAAGGTCGTGTACAAAATGTACTTAAAGTTATAAAAGAAAACGGCTTCACTAGTTACGCAAACGACGTTGATATTGTAGAATGAGCATTGAAGACGATACACATGACAAATTAACTAAGGCTTACTTAGAATACTTTAAAGCAAACGAAAAGTTTGAGCGTTTTAAAGGCGAGCGAACTATGCAAGAATCTCGAAAATGGCTTCGTGAAATACGCAATCATGCTAAACAACGTGCAGATGAGATTCTAACAACATTTAAGAACCAAAAACAAGACAAGAAAAAATAGGCAACGGTAAGTATCAGTATGGACTGGACTTACAAAGGACAACAGATAAACACTATACCAGACGAGTATGAAGGATTTGTTTATCTAATCACAAATACAACCACTGGGCAAAAGTATATAGGCAAGAAACTAGCCAAATTTAAAACCACAAAGCCACCACTCAAAGGCAAAAAGAATAAACGCAGAGGCACTAAGGAAAGCGATTGGAAGGACTATTGGGGTTCATCAGATCGTCTTAATGCTGATGTACAAGCACTAGGTCCAGAAAACTTCACAAGAGAAATATTATACCTATGTAAAGGTAGGGGCGAAATGTCCTACATAGAGGCACGAGAACAGTTTGACCGCCGTGTATTAGAGAGAGATGATTATTACAACGGTATTATTAATGTTAGAGTTGGCGGTTCAGACAAATTACGACAGGCATTGCTAGAACATAGCATCAAGGCAAAGATATAGCAACATTGTTTGGTCGGGGATGCTCGACTCATCTTGAGGATATGTGAGATACCATATTCAGATACTGGTGCGTTGCAAGGAAAATGCTAACTTAAGGCATAAAAGATGTATGCTCTGTGAAAAAGATACAACATACGCGGCAAGTGTTTTTGCACTGTTAAGGAACAACTGCCGTCCGTGGATACTGCGAATGCTGAAGTAAGGGGTTGACGATCTACCGCCTCTGTACATATTATATGTAATCTTCTTTAACAGTGTGGTGAAGGCTAACTCACATGATGGCCCAAATTACTCAATTCGTCCGGCAACGGGCGAATTGTGGCTCAACTATCTACATGATGCTAAATTGCTTCGCAATTATTGTTGTTAATTAAAAAGAAATTAAGTGTTTGAGCGATAGCGAAAACAAGATGTGCTTTAGCACATCTACTAAACACTGTGTTTATCAATATATGAGTTTGATAGATTATTCATTAATGTAAATCAGGATCTCTTCCTAAACCCTTAACTGTATAATGTTCAATCTTATTGATAATATAAGATGATGTGTCTATTCCATTGTGTTGAAGAATACCTAAAACTGTAGATGCTTCTTCCTCTGAGGATAGCCCTTCTTCAACGATGTTGCCCAACACATCGACGATATTAAATGTATATCTCATCGTAGAATATTTATTACTACAGTTTGATATAAATAGTAATACATTACAGATTAGGATTTTGAAATGAAAATAAACGAGATTGCTGTTAAAAAACCTGTTTCCGAAGCCCCTGTAGGTGCTATTAAGCAAGGTTTAAAGAAATTTGGTGCTAAAGCACTAGCAAAAGTAGGTGCTAAAGACACTGCTATGGGTATCGCAGGTCAAGTCGATACCGGTGACGAAGCAAATAAACTTCGTGGAGAATTCCAAAACTACATGGGTCAAACAGGACAAAATATTAGCAAGTTTGATGCTACTGATCTTAGTGCTTGGCTTAAAAGCAAAAAATATCCTGAACAGGCTGTTGACAACAATGTTGGCACAGGACAACTAAACAAGGCCATGCTAGACAAAATCCTATTAAAAGTTGTACAAGATTCTAAAAAAGTTGGAGGTGGTGCAACACCTGCTCCAACTGGCACTGGCGATTCACCTGCACCAGGTGCTGGCGCACAACAAGGTGCAAAAGGCGGAACAACTGGAGCATCAACAGATACAGGTAGTTCAACAGCACCTGATGGTAAAGCACCTCCAACAGCAAACGGTAGTGCGGCAGGTCCAGCAAGTGAAATTCCAGCAAGTATACAGTCTCAATTAGATTTGTTAAATGATGCAGATAAAAAACGATTAGCGAGTATGATATAATGAATTTAAACGAAATTAACAAACCTAACAATAGAACAGCACAGATATTAACTGAAAGTTCATATCAAACACTAACTGAAACTCAAAAGATTTATCTTAATAGATGGGAACGCGAACTTTGGCCCCTACTTGAAGAATACGTTAAACTTGCAGAAGCAGAACTTACACCAGATCAAATTAATGCTATATTCCAAGGTGCTGAACAACGTGCAATGGCTGGTGGAGATAATAAAACAATAGCAGGCAAAGTAGGCGCTGGTGTTGCGGCGGCCGCTAAACTTCCTGTGGACATTGCTAAAAAGGTTGATGCTAAAATTAATGAACTTGGACGCATGGCACAAAATGCAGGTCCTATTAAAAACGCTGATGCTAAGTTTGAAGATCTTAAAAAACAAATTACAGCAAACAACAAAGACAGTAAAATTGTACAAGGCATACAAAAAGTAAGTGATTGGGCAAAAGAAAATCCAGGCAAAGCAAGTTTAGCAGTTGGTATCTTAACAGCGATTGCGGCATTTGCCGGTGGTCCAGTAGGTGGTGCGGCCGCAGGTTTAATACTACGTGCTTCAAAAGATTTATTACAAGGTGAAAAACTTTCAACAGCAGTTGGTAAGTCAGTTAAAACAGCGGCATATGGTGCTCTTGCTGGTTTGGCAATCCAAGGCTTAACTGACAACATGGTTGATAACATTGCAATGGGTAGTGAAGCAGAAGCAGATGCTATGATGGACGGATTCCAAAAAGCCAACTTCAATGCGGCAGTAGATGGTGCGGCGGCTGATGCTGGGTTTGATGCAGGTGTATTAGATGGTGCACAAAACTTAAAAATGTCAGGCAACATTAATGCATTTAATTACAATTATGATTTAACTATGACTGCTGATCAAGTTGCACAATATAAAGCACTATCAGATGCGGCGGCAAATGCAAAAGTTTTTAGTCCTGAATATTACGAAGCGGCAGGTAAGTTGCACGGATTTTTATCAACAACACAACAAGCAAACGCAGACCTAACTGCACTTGCAAAAACTATAGCAGAAATTCCAAAAGATGCACTAACAGGTGATCAAATTGATGCGGCTCTTGCTGTGCTTGACAATGCTGACGAAGCAATTAAAGTAGTAAGCGGTGCAGGCGGCGCAATTGGTGCGGCGGCACAAGGTGCTCTTGCTACAGTTGATGACAGCAATAAAGAAATGCACAAGATCAAACCAATTGATCCTAAAGAAAAAGAACAACTTGAATTAGATCTTAAAGGCGGTGGCGAAGCAAAAGCAGAATCAGTTGACTACGAAACTACTTACAAGTACCTATTAGATCAATACATTGCTGAAGCAGATCCAGCACAAGGCGAATTACCATTAGACAATCCAAACTCGCTTGGCGCAAAGATGAAACGCGGATTAGGCAAAGCGGCAAGTGCAGTTGGTGGCGCAGTTAAAGGCGCGGCAGGCAAAGCGGCCGCAGGTGTTAAGCAAGTTGGTAAAGACTTAGGTAATAAAGTTACTGCTAACAAACTAAACAAGTCATGGAAAAAAATGGGAGAGCCTACTGATGCAGGTAGTATTGCAAACATACTAGCAGATGCAGGTCTATCCTCAGATGATATTAAATCAATTGGTCAAGAACAAAAAGTAGATTTACCAGCACCTGCCGCTAGTGCAGGAAAAACAGCAGATAGCGAAACTGGTGGAACAGGTGGTGACGCTAAAGGTGGCGCTGGTGTAACAGGTGGTGACGCTAAAGGTGGCGCTGGTGTAACAGGTGGTGACGCTAAAGGTGGCGCTGGTGTAACAGGTGGTGATGCTAAAGGTGATGC